TCAAGCAGTTTTGCTTTAATTTTGATACCCTCGGCTGACTGGTTGATTTCTGAAATGACGCTGTCTTTTGATACTTTCAAGCTGATCTGCTTTGATGACTGCGTAATCGTACTGGACGCACTCGATGAAAGCTGCTTAAATTTCTTTATCAGAGTCCATTTGTATTTTCCACTGCTTATTCCACCATCTGGTTCGCAACCATAAAACTTTCCAGTATTCTGATCCAAAAAACTGTGTCCAGAATAATACGAAGATGCAGGGTATGTATCTTGTGGATTCCCGAAACCACAATGTGTAACGTCATAATCTTCGGTATCCCATACTGTTAAAGAAGCACTGACTTCTGACCGTATCTTAGTTGCAGTTACCTCTATCTTTCCGGACAAATCGCCCTCTGCTTCGCTTGCTCTCGTAACTTCCGCTGTAATCTTGTCCTCATTAATTTTAATAGCTGCTGCAAGTTCAACTTCCTGCCCCTGTGCCCTTTTGACTTCTGCTGTAATATTGCCTGCATTTTGCGTGATTCTCGATGATAAACCATCCGTTGTATTTTTAACTTCTGTACGAATTTCGCTTGCGGTCTGCGTGATCTGTGACTGCAATCCCTTCTCAACATCAGTTATCGTGCTCTGCGTCTTTTCGATGGTTCGCTCCAGCACATTGCTCCTACCTTTGAGTTTCAAAATACTTTTCTGTATTCCATTCGCTCCATTTGTCCGGTACTCTTCCCCGTCTGCTTCCAGATCATCACGTAAAGCCTGTATACCTTTTAAGGTTCTTTTAAAGATATATGACTCAATCAACTCGTATTTCGTCGGCAGACGCACTGCATCTCCGACTTCAAGGCACGGATTTCCTTTACAGTCTGCCGTAAACGGGCGGTAAACAATGCCTCTGATCTTGGAAAGAATATTTTTTGCAATGCCTTTCAGTTCTTTTGTGCCTTTGCCATATACAAGAAAATTATCCTCGATCACATAGGCATTGTCTCCGGTGCCTACGATCACGCCAATATCATTCTTCTGCTCCCTGATCTGTAGCTTATCAATGGTTTTGACAAGATAATCTTCATATGTGGCAGTAACATAGAATCCTTTTCCTATCTGCGTACTCTTTGGATCCCGCGGAAACAGATCATCTGCCGGATAAAGGTCATTTCTCGGATATAATCCCTGTATTTCCTGTTCCAGATAAATATAATGAAACTTCCCATCACGCCCCATGTGCCCCATACAGCCGTTAATCTCACAGATGCAGGACAACACTTCCTTGCCGCTCATAGATTCGCCTATGGTGCTCGATTCCTCTGTATCAGAACTTGTCTCGCTGGATGCCGTGACTGCAACTGTTTTTTCAATAGACATGCCGTCATTAACCAGTATAATGTCAGCCTGCTCAATTCCGAAGTATTTGAAAAAGCTGTCCCGGAATTGCTTCATTGTGACCGGATCATAAACTGTAACAGTCGTAGTTTTTCCATCTTTATCTTTCTGCTGCTCTTTATGGGATGGAAATACAGTGTTGTACCATGCTGCCACATCTGCATTTAAAATGTCATAAAGGGCATCATATGCAACTACATCACGGCACGTCCTGTCTGCCGTGGGCGTATCAGAATCAACCTTATATCTCCCGAACTGAAATGGAACATCTGTATGTCCACCAAGAGACATCCTTACTGTCATCCATCTGCCCTTCATTGGCAAAAATGTATTTGACACCGTGAATTTAATCATGGCGGCTTCGCATGATCCAAACGTCAATTCCTGTTCCGAACACAAACTTTCTGTCAATTCGAATTTTTCTTGGTGTAGCTCTGTATTTGTGATATTGATTTTTCCATCATCAGATACGATGGATAATTGCTTATCGACCGTATCTTTTTTGAACAAGTCGCCATATTTATAATTAACCACCATACACACCCCCTATGAAAGCAAGCCGAACTGAATTGTAACGAATTATTCCATCATATGTTCCGTATATCGTAGGCTGAAAATCTGCCATATAACCGTACTGTGTCACATAATCGTCATATTCCGGGATATACGCTGTGATATAGCAGGCTCTCCCTGTCGCATTTGTGAACTGGCTTCTAATATTGTTTAAAACCTCATTGAAAGTCTTATTTGTCAGCATAGCTGGGGTTTCAAATTCGACCTTTAACGCCTTTAACTCCACGGCATTTCTATGCAGATAGCCGTTGGCGTCTGTATAATCGTCCAAATCCTGCATGTTGACATATGGACTGTATGTTTCTGCTTTCATAAACGACATCGGCACTATGTAATTGCCAATCTTTAACAGCCATCCGCTGTACGCCATGCGAACACCTCCAATCAAGTTGTTTTTTCAGATTTACAAATATGAACACCGTTATCATCACTTAAAAATAAGATTTCCGTTTTTCCGTCCGGCAGAATATCCGCCACAAAGCAATTATTCGGATTTCCTATTGGTGTCCGGTTTTCCGAGCACTTACCCCAGTCTATTGGTTTATATTTTTTCATGGCTATTCTCCTAAAAATGGGTACAAAAATAGCACCTGCCACCAATTTGATAGATGCCACTTCTTTTTCTTGATCTATTTTGTAATTACTTCGATATTGGGCGATTTAATCACAATTTTCTCCGGTGTGTGAATTACTTCCGTGTTCCCATATGTAATCCTGATTTCTAATTTGTTCATAAAATTTCTCCTAAATTTCATACTCCGGGTATGCTGCTTCCCAAGCATCCCTATGGTAGGTATTTACCTCTCCATAATTTGCATCAAAAATCTTTTTTACGCCATATCCAAGTTCGATGCTCTTTTCTTTAAGTCTCCGCCAGTTAAATGTTTTCCAGTCCACACCGTTCATTGCTGCAACACGCTTAATAGAATACCAGTCTTTGCTATAGTCAAGTTCCTGCTGTAGTCTTTCATTCTGCTGCTCTGCAATCTGTCTACGTTCTACCTCGTCTGCATACGCCCGAAGAGCTGACGGAAAATCTTTCGGAACTTGTCCTCTCTCCATCTCGTTAAAACGCTTTACATATTTTGCTGTGAATAGGACGCCTTTTTCTCCTGTGAACTTATTGGCAAGGAAATCACAACCTAAACGAGTTACATTATAACATTTTCTTGGCTTTCCTTGTGCATCTTGGTACGTGCTTTCTTTAAAATAATCCGCCACACCCAAATGGGCTTCGCTCAAAATAGGAATAATTCCTTTACGTGTTCCGTCTCCTTCCAATTTACGAAGCAACTTAGAGTGTTCTGTTTCCATCATTTCGGCAACTTCAACTGTCGTTATCGTGTTCGTATTGTTTTCAAATCCGATTTCATCTTTAGTTATAAGAGCTGTGTATGCCATATCTTATATCTCCTAAATTTCCGAGCCTTACATTTCGCAAGGCTCAACCTTTAAATTCACGTGCGTTAGGAACATACCCTAACAGGAGTCGCACGCTATATATTTAGTAAGATTGTAATTTCCCGTGACGAAATACTGGAATAGCCCCAAATTTTCTGGGCTAAGCGGACAGGTAAGTTATATCTGCAAATTGTTCTATTCTATTTTTGCAATCCCTATAAATATCCTTGTAGTGCATACCCATTGACATATCAATTCTAATAGTCTGCAAAATAATGCTTTCCACAAGGGTTAGATTATTGAGATCTGAAACTGTGATATTGTCGCGATTTCCACCAATTACTGATTTTGCCAACTTGGTATATGTCACATACAGTTTATCTGAATGCGTACTTCCTTGTTCTTTGGCATAGTCTACAAGAAGTTTAATCACATCAGTTTCTTTCAGCCGATTTTCTTTATTAGCAATTCTTGTTTCGCCCCATAGTTTCGATTGCTTTTCAAGAATAAATCTGCGCATTGCATAAAACTGTCGAACCAACTCTTTCTTAAACTTCACAACTATTTTTGAATTTCTCAAAAGAGTTATAACAAATGTTGCTTGTTCCTCATTCAAATAATAAACTCTTTCAGGCTGCCCCCTTTTCCCCGATTTTAAATCGGAGAAATCAATATTGCCAAAGTCTAAAATATCTTTCTCATATTTTCTGATAATAGCAACAACAGATTCATGTTGGTTATTTGTTCCATCTGCAATCACTTTGCTGTTTGTAAAAACATCGTTTCCTTTGAGTTCCACCAATTCATACATACTCTTTTCCACCTTTCTTTCGCTACTGTCATTTGACAGGCAGGTTTAAATTTCATTTTTTTATTTTTCTTATGCAGTTTGAAATAAATAAAAAGACCGCCAAAGACTGAATCTCTTCAATCTCTGGCGGTCACGAATCCGCACCTATTCCTCATAGGCTTGCAGGACGTCCTAAATTCTTTAGGTCTTACCTGCGTGATTTTTAATTACTGAAATTATATATTTTCTATGTGTGTTTGTCAAACAGCTAATTTGCAAATTTTATCAGCAATTTTCACAAATTAAACAATTCTGGGCAAAAACGCTTGCTAGAATACTTATCCGATCTGTTAAAAATCAAGGAATACAAAAAAGACACCTCTTGAGGCGTCTTTTTCTAATTGGATTATTTTGTTTTCTTATTTTCCCCTGCTGCTTTAAGTACTCTCCATTCAGGATCGTTGCTAAAGTTTTTTCTTTCTGTAATTTTTGCTAATTCTTCTTTCAACTGTTCATTTTCTCTCTCTAATTTTTCTATTTTCTTTTCATGTTCTCTCTTTTCTTTAACAAGTATGTTTTTATCTTTTTCCAACTGATCTGCATAAATAAGTGCTTTTGATTCTCTGTCATATAATTCCAAGTTTTTATCAGTTGCCTGTTCTATTCTTTTATTTATTTCCCTGATTTCCCATTTGTGATTTTTTTCTTTTTTCTCCAACTCATATTTTAAATATTCTATTTGTTCATTTGCTTCTTTTAATTCTTCTTTACACGCCATTAGTTCTGATTCTAATGTTTTATCTCCCATGTATTTTCCCTCGCTTATAAGGTTCCTATGTAATTTTCAATATACGAAATATATTCAACAGGGATTCCGTTCAAAACATCTATTTTTATATCAGAAGAATATCTATTTATAGACCAATCGTATGAATTTTCTTTTCTTAAGTCTGATATTCCTCCAGTATCCTTGTTTTGGTATGTGCATTTGTCATTCTGTTTTACATTCACGCAAACAGTTACTTCCATGTCTGACATGTCAAATTTATAATAATCATAAAGAGTAAATATACAGATAACTTTACTATCATCTTTCCCAAGATACAATGTATCCATATTTTCAAAATCAATTCTATTCTTTTCGCTGTCTATATAAACACAAATATCAAAATCTTTTTGATCATTTTCATACAGCCAGTAGATATCTTCTTCTGAAAGTGTGCTTATATCAAATTCAACTATAACATACGGCATGTAACCATTTTTATATTCCATCTGACACAAATCTACTGATTTTATTCCAAATGTACTATCATTATAATTCATGCTGTCATACGGTATACTTTTTACATTCTTTTCTATTCCAGTTTCTCTTTCAATCACGACAGTTCCATCCGTTTCTGTCGTCTCTATTTTTTCTTCCTCATATCCGTTTCCACACCCAGTTAATACCAACACAGCTATTGTCAAAATTACTATTCCCCACTTTTTCATGAACTCCCTCCCATTTGTAATATATTATACAAACCATACCACAAACGAAAGAGAGTTGCAATTAAAATATTGGAACTGGATTCTTCTGCCCTGCTTTTGCTTCTTCTCGCCATTTTTTTATAACATTCCTATATGCCTGATTCGAATCAAGAACCGCCGTAATATCTGCTTTTTCAAGTTTTGATACAATAACATCTCCCAATTTATCGTAATCAATAACACCGGACATTGCTATCTGCATTTCTTTTCCAATGGTACTTTCAATACTACCGGAATTGTATTTTATAGATGCGTTTACATTGTCAGTTATGCTTCTATTGTACTTATATACAACTTCCGGCGCTGCTTTTAAACCTGTTAATCCAAAACTGTCCTTAATCCCCTCAGACCAGTTTTTGATCTCCTTAAATGTACTTTTAGATCCATCAGAAATACCATTATTAAATCCTTCTACCGTAAATCCTGCAAATTCTTTAAACACTCTTGATGGCGAATGTATCCCCATCAAATTTGTAAACCAAGAACCAATATTTGATACCCAGCTAGAAATAACACCGTGCGTTGTATTCTGATTCCCAGATACTCCACTATTAAATCCCTCTACCGTATATTTTCCATAATCAGAAAACACCGTGGATGGCGAATGTATCCCCATGTTTGTTGTAAAAGGTGCCTTGATATTATTGTTCATATAATCAAGCATAGCATCTCCAGTACTGCTTGAGTTATCTCTGATACCATCATTGTATCCATCTACTGTATTTTTCGCCCAACTTTCCCCCATATTGGACAGCATGAGTTCCTTTAATTTACCTTTTCGTGTAATTTCTCCGGTAACTGTATCGACTGCACTTTGAGACTGGGCTACACCACCATCCGAAAATCCTTTAACAATTACTTTTCCGCCTTCTATTGCTACATTGTATCCTCTGTCGTTATACCATGTTGTTATTTCATTTTCTAGTTCTGCGGTCAATGTTGGTATTGCTTCTTTCGTTCCTGCAACTCCGCCAACACCAAATTGTACCATTCCTTTTTCCCCAAGGTTATACATATCTTGGTCTGTCGTTCCATAGGAATCAATAATTGTTTGATATAATTCTACTGCTTCTTTTCCGATTACCTGCTTACCATTGACAAATATTCCGCCAAGATCATCTATTGCTTTTGATGCGTTCAATGCAATTTGTCCAAAGTTAATCTTATCTACGGCATCAGACAATTTATTGTATTTCTGCGTATGTTGTTCAAGCATATCATTTGCAGTATTGTAAGATGTTGTAGCTTTTTCAACCTCATCTCTAAGCGTCTTTTGTGTTTCTGTTATTTTGGACTGTTCATCTTCTAAGAAAACCATTTTCTTTACAAGTTCATCATGTGCATCGCTTGCATTTTTTGCTTCTATGCCATTTGCTTTTAAAGCGTCTGCATTTCGCTTCCACCAATCATTCCAGTCCTCTGTTGCACCTATATCAGAAATTATTTTATTGAGTTTATCTAACTCTGTTTTATTTTTTTTGTAGTTCTGCTCTGATACTTCCAACTCGACATTAGCTTCCGCAAGTGCCTTACTGTACTGCTCTACAACATCTTTATATCCTGCAACTCTATAATATTCTTTCTGCGCTTCTATGGTCTTTAGAAGTTCTTCCTTTTGTGCTGTATATTTTCCAGTAGTCATATCAATCTGATTTGCTAATTCTGGACAAATATCAATAAGCTGTTGTGCTCTCGTTTTTAATGTTTCTTGATCTGCTGCTGTTAAGCTCGTCTTGTCTGCAAGTTCGAAATATGAATCTGCAAGCTGTTGAAGCTGATCTGCACTTGCTTCGGATTTAGATGTTAAATCCTTTGTAGTGTCAGCTAAATCTCTTAGATTTTGTGCGGCATCTTCCATTTTCTGGTTATTTGATCCTATTTCTTCCTCAAACTCCAAAAACTGATCTGCAATCTCTTTTTGCCAACTTTTATGGAAATTATATACAGCTAACCCTATTGCTGCGATCGCCGCTGCTATTGCTAAATAAGGATGCGCAACGACAGTAGCTGCAAAATTCAAAAGAGTATCTTTTATTGCCAAAATCTTTGTCTTAATATTGTCTAATGCTGATAACGTAATGGTTGATATTTTTATTGCTGCAATTACTCCAAGAATGGTTGCTTCTATTGGTGCAGCAGAAAATATACCAGACCATGTGCTTAGCCCAGCATTTATAGCTTTCCAAATTACCTGCGCAATTTTTCCACATATGCCAAGCCAATCTATATCAGACAGGAACTCTCCGATTTTCTTTCCAATCCTATACCAATTCACTCCATCAATAGCAGAAATCATTGCATCAAGCAAACCTTTCGCCCATGTATTCAATGTTCTTGCCAAAAGAGTAAACTTGAAAGTTTTGAAAAATTTATTAATCCCTGCTGCAATAGAATTTCCAAAATTCTTCCAGTTAAATCTCGTTCCAAAAGAATTTAAAAACTCCAATGCAGTATTCAATGCCCCTGCAATTGTTTTTCCGACATTCCCGAACAGTCTCGGATTAATAAGACCATTAAGAAAGTCTGCTAAACCTTTACCGAAGTTTCTTGCCTTGGAATAAATCTTATCCCAGTTGATAGACTCCATAGCTTTTGATAAGGCGTCACTGATGTATTTTCCAAGTTGTTTCAGATTTTTAATATCACTTTCGTAATTTTTGAAAATGGTATCAGTCTTGACAAGTTTACCGCCACTGGCACCGCCTGATGCGCCACCGCCGCCGGAACCGCCCAAACCTTTTTTGCCAGAACCATCATTTGTTGTAATCAGTTTCAATTCATCAAACTGACGGACACCTTTATTCATCTTATCAATGTTCTTTGCCGCCTGTCCTGTACTGTCCGCAACATCATCTGCGCTTTCTGCCGCATCTGAAAAGTTATCTGCAAGCCCTGCACCGGAATCCTCATATTTCCATCCGAAGATTGCGCCTAAAGCGTTTGTAACCTTTGTAACAAAGCTGATAACAACCAGTAAAACGGAATTGAGTGCTTTTACGAATGGTTTGAAAGCATTGATTAATGCTCCACCAATAACACTGCCAAGCTGTTCAAATGACTGTTTTAAAATTCTGATCTGGTTCGCCCATGAATCAGCCGTACGTGCAAAGTCTCCCTGCGCTGCCTGCGTATTGGCAAGGACGTACTGATACCGGAGCATTGTCTTTTCAGCCTGTGACATAGACGCAATATCAGAATCTAATCCCTGTTTCATCGCCCACTCTTTAAGGGTTGCCTGTGTAAGATCAAGACCGTAATCTCTTAATGGGCGTGTCTGTCCGGTAAATATTGCAGCTAAATCCTGCGACACAACATCCTGATCTATGTTATACAGAGATGCCATATCAGCAGTTAATTTTGTTAAATTCAAAGACACATCAGCCATGGAATCAGACAAACCAATATAGCCATCTGTCTGTTTGTTTAAGAACTCATTGGCTTTCTTTATTAAACTGCTGTCAATTCCCATGGCTGTTCCCATTGCTTGGAATCGGCTTGCCGTCTGTTTCAATGTCAGTTCTGACATACCGAACTGACGTATAGAGTCCTGTGCAAACTCATTGACTTTCTTTGACATGTCCCCAAAAGTAACATCAACAACGTTCTGAACCTCTGTTAATGCGGATGATATGTCGATTGCATTTTTTATTCCTCTTATCGCTCCGTACAGACCAAGATAAATCCCCATAGAGGACAAAATCTGTCTTGTGAATGACTTGAGTCCAATCAATGCTTTCCCTGTGGATGTCTTAAATCCAAGGAAAGAACCGGAAAGATTACTGATGCTGTTATTTAATCCAGTAATCGCACCGCCAGATCTGTTTGAAAGATTTCCAAGTGCCTGTGTCATTTGTAAAATATTTGCGCTTACATTTGGTGCTTTTGAGAGTGTCTCAAACAGATATTTAAGGTTGTCAGCAAGCAAAGGTATATTTGTTACTGCACGTCCGCTTGCAACGCTTCCAAGCCTTGATATGGCTGTTACAAGGTTGCTCATATTGGTCATATCAAAATTCAATGCACCTATCTTGTTCATCTGGCGTACAAAGTTTTGTAACTGCGCAGATAAAGCCGGCAGATTCTTTGTCGCCTGTGTAGATGCCTTGCCACCAATTTTTGACAGTGCCGACACCATGCTTGTGAGTCCGCTTGTATCAACAGCTTTAACACTTGCTATTCCAGATGCAAGATCTCTCACAGCAGAAGATATTCCGTGGATAGAATTTGCATCAACACCAGAAAATTTATTGAGTGCCCGCACCATTGATGTGATTTCCGAAGATTTACCACCTTTGAATCCGGTAGCCGCATCGGAAATGCTTCTGATTCCGCTTGCAATATTTGAAAGTTTTGCAGTGTCAAACGATATGCTTTCCCGGAGCCTATTCATGCTGTTTACAAGGCTTTCTATGGAATTACTTGCTTTTGCAGAGTCAGCTTTGATTTTTATTTGTAATTCATCAATGTCTGCCATATATGCACCAACTTTCTATGCAAAATAAAAAGACGGTAGGCTGTGACACCTTACCGTCCTTGATCTACTCTTTTAATTTTTCTCTTGTAACCGGTCCGCATTTCTTATCTACTGTAATTCCGACTTTTTTCTGGAATGTTCCAATACCGGTCGCCGTATCATTTCCAAGAATACCGTCCACATTACTGTTTCCCTTTTTATCTTTTTCATCCAGGCATCCGTGATAAATAAGCTCCGTCTGAAGCCATCTCACATCATCCCCTCTCATGCAAGGGAATTTTTTCTTTAAAATCCTTGCAGGTTCCGGGTATGGGTTTAAATGATCTTTTACATTTTTTCTAGGGTTTCCGCTTGTCACAATCGCTGTATGACCTTTTGTTTTTGTGACAAGAACATCTCCATTGTAAAGAACCATTCCTGCCGCATAACCTCCAATGTCATCAAACATGCCACTAGAAAGAAGTACAGATTTTTCATTTGCTGTGGTGAAATTTCCAACATCTTTTCCAGTTGCATGAATAATGCATGCACGTACCGTTGTGCCGCAATCTGCTTCTGTTTTTACTTTTGAATTAATACCATATTTGACAATTCCAAGCCGGTGTCCCTGACAGTAGCCAATATTATCATTATTGCACGCTGTAATCATTGATTCTGCCAGTTTATCCGCCATTTCTTTTGTTTTTGGTCTTAACACAACCCATCCTTTTTTATGAACATAAAAGTTTTGCATACTTACTTCTGTTCCGGTCTGATCTCCCGGTCTCCCACCGGTCAATTTCCCATTTTCATCATGTCTTGCAGATCCAATTCTAATTGACATATTTATACCTCCAAGTTCTTTTCTGGTTTTGGATGGCTCAACTCATAGTTTGACTGCATAATTTTGAGCTTTGCCACAAATAGCTCTCTCTGTTTCTTAATTTCTTCTTCCGTCATTTCTGAATCATCTTTCCCTTGTTGCTCATTGATTGGTTTTTTAATATACTTTGATCTTGCTTTTCGTCCGGCAAGGCAATGTTCTACTGCCACCGATACCGCAGACAATCCGTATGTTCCAAACCACATCCACATTTCATTATCCCGCTGTTTTCTCTCCAAGCTGTATGCATCTGCATATGGCTGTAAGTCAGCCGGGCACGACATGTCTATGTCATGTACAGTAAATCCATATCCCTTGGTTACTAACAGCCAAAACGGGCGGATTTCCGCACAATATGTTCCCCATGTAAGTTCTCTCTGTTCTTCTACTTTTTCCTCGGAGTTTTCTTCTCCGCTTCTTTCTGATCTGCTTTGAGCAGTTTTGATAAAAAACCGTTTTCAAGCAGCTCCGCTAAAAGTGCATTGTAAAGTACCTGAACATCTGCATCTTCTCCGTCAAAGTAATCATCCAGCATGGCATATACTTTTCCAAGCTGCTGTTCCTTTTCTCCCTCATTGTCCGGATTGTATCCAAGTTCCTCTTTGTGAAACTTCTGCGCGCCTACAAGGATTAACTCTGGAAGAAATAAAAGGATTTCGTCAACCGCTTCAATATCTTCCATCTGGTCTAATTTTGCTACTTTCTTGATAATTCCGCTTTTCACGGTTGCTTCATATCCAAACTTGATCTGTAATTCTTTCTCGCCAAATTTTAATTTTGTCATTTTCTTTCCCTTTCTCCCTCTCATATAGGGAAATGGCAGTCCGAAGACTGCCCTGTTCTTTTAAATTGTTTCTTCAAGCTCTGGATCGGTTGTCTGGTTATCGTCAGCCGATCCAACCGAACTATTCGACTGACGTGTTATTCCCCCGGTGTAAAAGCTACAGCGGTGTCCATGCCCTTGTATTCTTCAATGGTAAGATTCATTTCAACCGTCAAAAGTTCGTTCTGACCAATCTCCGGCTGTGGAATCTGCTCTGGCGGCTGAGCCACAACAAAAAACGCGTCGGTAAATCCCGGGATAATAGTTTCAAACCACATTCTTTTCCCGCCGGAAAGCGCCTTATACGCCGTGATAAGTGCTTCCCACTCTTCCTTTGTGGCATCCGTAAGGTTTACCGTGATAGGGAAAGAGCCACCGGTATCTGCGCGCCCCTTTACATATCTGGTAATAGCATCTTCTAATGCAGATGCGTCAATCTGTTCCGGCTCAATGTTAATACCGCCGATTGCGTTAATTCTTGTAAGCTGTTTAAACGATGTAGGCTTTGTTCCGGCTGTCGCTTCTGTGCCATAGCCAAACGTAATTCCTAACGTAGACAATCCTGCTTCTGCCATTTTTACCTCTCTTTCTACCGCCAAATAATGCGGTTGTCGGGCGCATCTTTTTGCACCCGTTGCATAAAAATAGAGCCTTTCGGCTCTTTTACATCAATCTGTCGTTGGCTCCGATTATCCGCCGGAACCTTGCAACGCTTCTAAATTTTTTCTCACTGTCATTTTTAAACTCCGGCATTGCTGTAATTTGAAATCGCATCTGCTTAAAGGCATCAGCTAAAATAGCCATAATCCCTTTTGCATCGCTCTGCTTTGTGTTTGTAATAACGTCAACCTGTATTGTTTCCTGCACTGCATTTACGGATGTTCCCTCTAAATCTGCCCCTCGTTCAAGCCCCGGCATCTCATGGATGTAAATAGTCGGGAAAACAGGGTCTTTATCAAGGTTCTTTTCAACCGTTGTAAATGCAGTGTCAAAATTCATGCTTTTGTATTTCTTCTGTAGTTTTGGTTTGGCTATCGTTACAACATTAGAAAAAATGTTTGTTTCAAGGTCAAATACCCACTGGTTGCCTGCCATTATTTAACCACCTCATATGTTTTCTTGAAAATATCCGGCTTGCATGGATATAATTCTCCACTCACACCGCGGATAATATAATCTCCTTCAGATGCAGTCATGTCACCCTCTAATGTTTTTATCTTTATAAATACATGAGGTCTACCTTTACCCACTTCCCATGCTGTGTCGAGAATATCATAGATTAATGAACCACCGACAAAAGCTTTTATTTCTTCGAGATTTAATCCAGTCCACTGAATAGCTTCAATTTCTACCGGTTTTTTCCTGTACTTCATTATCCAAACACCTCCTTCGCTGTCTGTGTAACAATCTGCCGCAACTCATTTGCGGTCAGATACATGAATGGTCGGCTTGGCATTCCCTCTGTAAACCACCAATCGCCATTGTCGTCCTGATAAAACCATCCATATCTTCCATCTGAAATCTGATGAATAGTTTTTCCACTTGCATACTGCCACGAAACACCCTCTGGCAGTTTCCCCGGATAATGGCTTTGCTGTCCAACAATTCCGGTTCCAAACTCAACAAATGCGGCATGGTCTGTACCGGCTATTACCGCCCATATCCCGCCGCCCTTAGTGCTTCCTTCATATTCCGCGTGAACACTTGAAATCAGTTCCGATGTAAATATTGCGTCAAGGTCAGCAATTTGCACTCTGGCAATCTCTACGCCCTTTTCCGCGAGTTTTTCTGCCAATAGCTGGCATTTATATGTCAAGCTGTTTTTATAGGCTCTAAGCTCTCGTATGGCGTTCTGAATAGACTTTTCAGACAGGCTCATTGTGATTACTTTCTTCCCCATGCCACACCTACTTCACATTTTTTTGTAACAAGAACAAATCAACCGTCAATCCCTCGTCTGCGACACCTTTTACGATGTAATCAGCCGAATTTTCGTCAACGATTGTATTCTCTTCATCTTTGTACTTTACGTCTGATCGTTTCCATACCAAAGATCCGACGCTCAATGGAAGCTTTCCTTTGTCTTCTACGATCTGAACAAAATTTGTAGAGTTATCTACGCCAAATTCTTTTATAAGTGCTTCGCTCAACTTATTGCTGATCGAAGAATAAAAAATTACAGGCTTTTCATAACCTGTGGTATACTCTCCGGTTGTCTTCGGTATCTTGTTCCCGTCATCATCAAGGTAATAAATTACATTACCATCAGAATCCGTGTACGAAGAATATTCGATGTTACCATCATCATCCGTCACATATACCGGCACCTTGCCGCTTTGCTGCGAATAACTCATTTTTTGCTTATTGATCTCAAGCATTTCACTTCACATCCTTGCCGAACCGTTTCCACAGCTCAGAAAGCTTTTCCCATCCATACATTGCGACAAACGCAACAATAAATCCTGCAATAATAGCCGCCAAAATCATATACCATAAAATTGATGTCTGGATGTACTGCATGTATGCCACAAACGCAGCGACCGTGATTCCGATAGAAAGAACAAATACCAAAATGTCCGTTGGAATCTTAGAAAATACGCCTACACCTTTGATTACCTGTGTTACCACAGACACAACAAATGCCAGCGCACCAATGATTGCCAGAATAATTGTCATATTTGCAATTACAGACTGTATAATATCCATGATTAAACCTCCTTTTCATCATTAAGACGGGTTTCTATCCCGTCAATTCTGTGATGCGCCGATTTCACACTTTCCTCCACCTTTATGATTCTGTTGTCATGAGAATTTATTTCTTTTCGCATCTCAGATACTTCATTTTTGATCTCGGTCGTGTTGTTTGAAATGGCATCCAACTTCATGTTAATGCGTGTGTTCTCCCGCACGCGCTCTTCAAGATCCGTGTTGTCTGTCCTTTTGTTGCTCTTCAAGCCCATAAAGACGGAAAAACCAAGCGACAGCACGCTTATAATGATTGCTGTTGATATTTCAATCGTCAAATCATATACCGCCTTTCATTTTTTATGGCACACCGTCCACCACCGCTCAATGTGTGCCGCCTGCTACGTTTTGCCAACATCGGCAAAACGTAACGCACAATCTTCTAAACTCCTCGAAATCGATGAGTTATAATGATTTTACAAACGGAAATACACAGACAAACAAGCTTTCCCTGTCTTTCCAGCTACGGCTCACTCCGTTTTCTGAATAGCTTGCCATATAGGCTTCTCCTGCCTGTGAATGGTCGTACACGGCTAAATTGACGATTACATCCTCAAACTGTTTCAAGTCTTCGGATATTTTTTCATCCGTGTAGCTTTCCGGGTAATTCCGCTTGCTTACCACTTCATTTCTTGCCTGCTTGATAAGCTGTTCAATGTAAGGGTTATCTTCTTTCTGGTCGAACACGACAACATCAGAAGTAACACCATCTTCGTCCGTAACGGTTTCAATATGAAATTGTTTCAGTCTGATTTTGACCTGCTCTAATGTTGTATATTCGTCCATTCTTCCCTACCTATAATCCAAACTGCTCGATCAAAATGCGTTTCAGTTCCGCTCCACTGATTTCTTCTGCACCCTCGATCCCATGTTCAGCGGCAAGTGCCTGTAAATCAGCAGTGCTCATTCTGTTAATCTCTGTCTTGGTGTACGCGCCGGAAGATTTCTCTCCCGAAACAATGTCCGGGATTTCATCTCCTGCTTTATACCATCTTCCATTGCGCTTTACTGTATATTCAGCAATCATACCGCACCTCCTACGCAACTTTCATGACAACAACGCTGTCCATGCCCTCAAAAGTAGGCAATCCGATCATTGACACAATGCAATGCGTGTTGATCGGATGATTTGTTGCGTATGTATATACCGAAATGCCGGTTTCTACAATAGAAAGGTTTCCGTCTGTTAAACTTCCGCTTCTCTCTTCCGGTGTCTTTCCAAAGACATAATCTCCAAGGTACACGCCGGATGACTGCGCTGAAATAACTCCTGTAGGAATAAAATATTTGGTGGCACCGTCTGCCGGGTCGATGTAAAGTTTGTCGTAAACTTCAATCTCGATGCCGTATCCTCTAAGATACTCTGTAACCTGCCCCTGCTGTAAACGAATACCTCCATTGTAAGCAGTAATTCCAAGCACCTGTTTCTTTGTGTCTTCTGCCTTAAGAACCATCTCCCACGTTTCTGTATTCATGCTAAAACGTGCAAGGGAATATCCGGTTTTCTTTGCAAACTCACGTTTAATCTCGATAAGGTCATCAAGTGGCGTTGCTGTTTCGGATGCAGACCATTTATCGGTATCGCTTCCAGAAATATCTTTGTAATGGTCTCTCTTGTGCGATACTCCATTATCGGAAGTATAATCAACATAGTAGCTCTTGCCACCAATTGTTACCTGTACTCTTGGAATACCATCAGATGGTGCTAATAACTGCCAAATCTGGCGTTCCGGCACTACTCTTGCGCCCTCAATCAGCATCATCGGTTTTTTGCTGATTTCTCTAAGCACCTGGTTTGCCATGTTGGAATTTTCTGCCGACTGGTAATTTGCATACTCCTGCTCTTCACGCTCTGTTACCATGTAAGATTCACGGTAGAACGGCATCTCGTTCTGAATATCCGAAAATCCACCGACATCTCTTAACTCTGCCTGCGCATCAAAATTGGATGCCTTTAATGATACCGGAAGACCGTTTTTCCCTTTGATAAATCTAAGTTCAAGGCTGTCCTGTTTTCTGGTTCCAAATTTCTGTCTACCTAAGTAAGGCGCAGAACCAAGCGTTTTTTCATAATTATTCCACATAACCCCAAGACTTCTTGCGGTAAATGCTTCTGCTAATGGTAATGCCATTCTCTAATACCTCCATTTCTTAATCAAAAAAAGTGACACGCGGTGTTGCTGCTTTTGCAGTTGCTTCTACGGTCACTCCATTTGCCGTTACCTTTGCGCTGTCAATAGAACCCTGATATACATAAGTTCCAGGCGCATCTCCCATTGTTACGTCAACATCTTCCAGAAGATACCCTTTGCAAGATTCGTCATTGCTTGGGAACGGTGTCCCTGCCTTTGCAATCTTCTTTCCGTTTGCATCGGCACTTGTTACCATTGTCTGCGGAACGATGCACGCCGCACCCTCATAAGGAAAGAATTTTAAAATTCCTTTACTCTGTGTAAAGTCTCTTTCAATTGGTTTTCCCATAATTTACCTCCTATAAAACATAATGGTCTTTGGCTTCTGCATTTTTTGCCGGTTCGCCAAAACTGATTTTTTCTGCGTTCTCTACGTCCGCAGTTTTTTTATTTTCTCCACCTGCAGTACCGCCGCCCGGATTTTCAGAATTATTTGCAATCTCCTGTTCCTTTGCCTGCGCTGCCGCGGTTTCCTTTTCGGCTGTAATCTTTCCAAGAGCGTCATAATCAAGGCTTCCATTATCCTTGACAACGGATTTTGCCTGCTCTGCATTGATTTTTAACTTTTCCATCAATGCTTCGCGCTGGTCTCTAATGGCGTTTTTCTTCTGCATATCTGCAATCTGCTGATTTGCTGTCTCTAACGCCTTGTTTGCTTTTTCAAGTTCCGTGAGGTTTCCTGCTTCCATTTCATCCAGCTTTTTCTGCAACTCATCTGCGCTGTCTGCCTTTGCCTTAAGCTCTGCTGCTTTTGCCTGTTCTCTCTGTACGGCACTGCCGTAATCAGCAATGATTTTCTCAACATTTTCCTCACTGATACCCATTGCAATTAACTCTTCTCTTTTCATTGATTACCTCCGATATGTCTTTACGAATTTTTGCGGTGCAACGACACCGAATGACACTGTTGATTTTTACGCTCACAACTTTGCGAATTTTTATAAAATAAAAACAGCCACCGATTACTCGGTAGCTGTCTTATTTTGCTGTTTATTTAATTGGTTTACAATTTCCTGTGCTTTTTGTTCCTGCTCTTCTGCATTATCAATTGTTTTCCACAACGCATCTATATATGGCTTAGACAAGAGGAATGTCTTTTCAGCATCTCCCCAAAGCCCCACCGTTTTAATGGCAATAAGAGGATGTATGCCGCACTCTAAAAGCTGATATAGTGTTTGCGACTTTGTATACATATTGTCTTGCGGGCTATGATTGATTTGCACATCAAAATCCCTCATTGACAATTTCAAATCATTGTCCTTAACGCGTATTACATTTAAGACAACTTTTGCAAGTCTCTTCTCTGCCGATTTCACAATTGGGTCTTTTAATTTTGCTCTTGTCTTTGAAAAATCCCATCCAGCCCTTAATGATACTGCTCCTTGTGTATCTCCTCCAGAGTTTTGGGACTCTCTGTTTGGTATTGCTAATATTGCCAAGGCATTGTCCCACAAATCATCTTTTGCCACCTGACACTGGCTCTGATTTAGTTCCTGCGTCATAATCTCAACATCGGCTTTGTTATCCTTGTTATTGGACTTTACCGTCAAAGCATGGCTCATTTTCATCTCTTCAAACGTTTTTTGGTCGATTTCACAGTTCACAAACTTGACCCAGTACTGAACAAACTGCTCAATTCCATCCATTCTGTTTGACTGCATATTGTTTATGGCATCCAAAATACCTATGACAAGCTCAATATCAGAAATTCTCTCATGATTATTTGGAAACTCAACAATAGGTATACTTCCAAATGCATGCAATTTCCATTCAGAAACTACTCCGTTTTGAAGTTTACATGAATAGTTGTCCGTATAGCACAGTTTGTACCATCTTCCATCTTCGTCTTTAAGCTCCTGCACCGCAACCACCGGTTCTTCCGTGCTCCGATTATAAATAACACACGTATTCATTGGAGTAGGCGCAACAATTTGAAATGGTATTTCTCCATTTGCAAATCTTACCGCCTTAAAAGATGTTCCGGTTGCTGACTGCCACTCTCCTGCTTTAATGTCTTTTTCCTGTTTATTCGCATCCACAAGATAGTCATTCAGCGCATCCACTGCCCGATTAATTTCATCATCATCTTTTCGACTGATAAACTGTATTGGCTCGCCATATGTCTGTCCTACTTTGAACTGAACAATCTCATACGCATGATTTTCTACTATTTTGTTTGTAATATCAGCATTTTGCACCTTTACACGGTATAAAACAGGCTGGTCACCTTTGTAATATCGCCAAAGATATTCTATGATGGTTTTGTTGTAATAAAAATTTCCGATGCAGTCTCCCACCACATTGACAATATTATCTGCTGTGATGGTTTCAACATCTGTATATAAAATTTTTCTACCATAACAGCCTTTAACAAGGTCTTGGAGAGATTTGTCATTTCTCATTTTTTTCTCCTAAATAAAGGTCATTCCGCTGGATGTTGCACGAAACGGAAGAGATTTTAATTCTGTTTTTCCATTCTCCGGATAAAAAACAACTTTCTTGTGGCATTTTCTGCACTCAACAGAAATTTGCATTGTTGAACGCCCATCGTGTGTGGCAACTTTTCTTCCGCAACGCGGGCAATATATTGTTTTTGGTGTATATACCATAAAGTCCTCTTTTCTTTGCAAAAGAAAAAGCACCGGAGATTTCTCTACGATGCTTTTATAAATTGGGGGAGGTGAAGTATTCAACTTTTGTTGCTTTCTTCGATTATAACTATATCAGAAAAAAAACGGACATATCGGACAACTTTACTCTTTCATAAATCTATCGAACGCTTTTCTAACGCTGTCTTCTGTGTTATTGCCTCCTATTTGGTCGGCAACCTTATTCCAAGATTGATTTTCTAAAAATCTAAGGTTAATTATTCTTCTAATTCTGCTATCTTTTATATTTGCAATAAACTCTTCTACTTCATTTGTTTTTTCAAGAAGTTCGTTTTCCAAAATTTCGAGGGTGGTTTTTCTGGAATATAACAAGGTTTTTTTGTGCCTATATTCTGGCAATGGTATTCCTTCTATTTTAAAATGTTGGTTTCCACCATTTCCGCCAGAAACGCTATCAATAACCGTTCCTTCCTGTTCAATTTTTTCTATGTATTTTTCAAGCTTTTTAATTTTATTCCTTACTTCTTTTACTTCTTCTCTTAAATCTAAGTATTGATTTAAAATATCTTTGTTTACCATATCAATACCTCCTAAACGGATTTACTGCCGCTTCTACTTTGGCTACGTTATTTCCATTTGTCACTCTAAGCGCAAAGTTTGAAAATACATCCGGCACATCATCCAACTGCTTTTTACCGGACACTGAATATCTCTTGAGAAGAGACATCATTACTCCATATGGATCATTTGGCTTATATAATGATGGGTCTTTAAATATAACGTGCTGCAATATCCAGTTTGAGCACTGAAAAATCCTTGCTTCCTTATTTGTCTCCGTCGGTGTATCTGTGATATTGCATATCCATCCTTTGGCTTCCACTCGCTTGTTTACTTCCATTGCGACACGGTCTCCGCCGGCGTTTCTCTCAAATTCACATTCCTGCACTTTGTTGTTTGTCAAAACATTTGCTGCATTTTCATACTGCATCTCATAATCTGCCGTGTTATCGCAAACACAATCTACACAGTAGTAATCCTCTCCGTATTTTTGCAATACCGGCAAAACAAAGTAATCCGTTCCTTTTCCCTTTGTATCGCATTGACCGGTTACAATTTCTGGTTCTCCATGTGGCAAATTAAGATACCGACGTATTTTATCTTCCGGAAATAGCAATCCCTCTCGCTCAATCGGTTCCTGTTTGTAAAGGCATCTATATGATATGTCGTCCATCAATAATTGCTGGTCTTCAAAAAATTCTTTTGTAAAACCGGAGAACTCATATTCAAAGTTACTTTCTCCGGTAACTGGGTCTACATCCGGAACTGCAATAACCTTTACTCTTGGATTTCCCTCGTACATATTTTGGATGCGCCCTATGACGTCGTGTACGCTCCATCTTGTGGCAATATGTATTTCCTTGCAGTTCTTACCGTCCGTGTCCTGTATCTTTCTCTGGCGGGCATCTACGGCATATTTATCCCACAATTTATCAAGGATAATGGGATTCATTGCTTCTTCAATGCCGCCGATCATATCGTCAACCAGTAAAAACTTAGAAGCCCTTACTTTACCTGCATTCTTACTACCAACAGACGTACATTGTACGGATGGAAACGATTTGTACTTCCCGACATTAAATTGCTCCATCTTTGCGTTTGTGCTCGTCACGGAAAGATCTGGAAAAATTTCATTCCATGTATATTCTTCCGTATTTGTAACGATATCGTACACACCGTCATAGTACATTCTGGTAATATCACCGCTGTGTGAATAAAAGAGGCTGAAATCTCTCGGAAACCATCCGGCAACAAGAGCGTGAAACATTTTTTCAACCGTTGTTTTTCCTGCACCCGGGACAAGTGATACGCACAGGATGTCATATCTATCATCAATCATGCCTTGCAGCGCATCTATGAGTCCGATTTTTAAGAATTGCTTTCTTCTTGGCATGTAAAACCGCTCTTTAGGCTCTCTCTTCTTCTCCAAATACTGGAAAGCACTATCCACAACTTTGTTTTGCGCTTCTAAAAGCAAAATTCCGTAGTATTTGTCCAGAATTTCATAAGATACCTTGTTTTGGAATGAATATTTCTCTAAATCCCACGGTGTACCGCCAGTGGATTGAAAAATAAACTGTTCTGCCAGTTGCTTTGCCCTGGAAGAAACTTTCAATCCATACTCAATGTCTTTTTCTGTAAGAATAGCTACCCTTGCCGCTTCTGCCATGGCATCCATAACCTCTTCATCAACGCCATGTGCCTGTATGTAATTTTCATATCCATTTACTGTGGAAATTAGGCTTGAACTTGCCAAAAGAAAAGCACCTCCGCAAAAAAGCAGAAGTGCTTTAAGACCTCTGCCAATAAATTTTGTTGGTCAGCGACTAACTCCGTTTGTTAGCCGGTATAATTTTTAATTTTCTAATATCATCACTTCTCGCCTATCAATGCAAATCGTTTTGTGTTCAATTTCAAGGTCAATTTGCATTGATTTAACCCCAGACAAATCCATTTTTTCCCCATCAATTACTATTTTCAATCCATCTGTGCAATCTATTTCAATTTTTTTTGCTTTTTTCATTCCAATGCACCTTGAACCCTTTCGCCGTATAATTACCAACTGCCTGTTTCAGCTCTTCCTTGCTTTTATATTCCTCTCGAAGCATGATTGCTACCTTGTTCTTTTCCACAGCGTATATGCCGCAGGTAACAGCGTTGCTCGCCGTATCAAGAACTGCTTTGTACTGTTTGCTGTTCATCTCGTATGTGCTGTTATTGATATTAACAATCATGCTTCATACACTCCTTCTCTTCCTTATGAGTTTGCATCAACATTTTTTAGATATTCAATGAAACTCATTTCAGCCCCCTCGCATGTTAAACCTTCAATAGGATTTTTGTGATAGTTTTCACGAAAATACCTCAATGCCTGTTCTTTTTCTTTTTCTGAATAAGAGTCCCATTTTGATATCCCAGATTTGTTTTTGAAAAATTCGCAATCGTGTTCTTTATAAGCAAATCCTACTGGAGGAATATACTTTTCTGGATGGTTACAAAATTCTATCGTTTTTTTCAAAAATTCATTCCATTCAATTCCAAAATAAGCACATTCATAGCATGTCATTCTTCCACCAACTTTCTACCACACATCGGGCAAAATTCAATTTCCATTGCTATCGCTACGTTCATTCCATTGCTACAACATTTAGCATACTGTGGACATTTATCAATATGGCATTGAATAACATTTATATAGCCCAATTTTTTGATTTTAAATTCTCCATATGCAGTTTTATATGATTCTTTCCCATTGCAAAAATCACACATTTCAATTACTTCCTAATAAACCTATGTTCACAATCTTCCAAAGTTGTTACTTCTATCATTTCCGGTTCATGTCTGCAAATCCTTCCGTTTGAATCAATATATGGTTCCAGTTCTATCTTTGTACGTAAACCATATGGAGTTTTGCAATAAGGGCACGCTTTCTTGTCACTTTCAATTGGTGCGCCACAATTTACACAGTTTAAAATCATGCTCATACCTCTAATTAAAGCACCTTACTAAGCGGATATACAAAATTGATGTGGCGTGGATTTGCACCACGCAGGAGTGTACAATCTGGTCATCTATGTTGTCGGTTTCAACCAATTCTCTACGACAATTCCGTTTACCTATTCCGTCACACATCAACACCCAATTTTGTTCGGGCAAACGCAGTGTGTAGGATTCGAACCTACAAGGCGAATAAACGCCCGACCGGATAGCAACCGGCTCCAATTCCATTATGGGAACACTGCATCTTGATGGTGCGATTTCTTAAACAACCCATCCATTACAACTGTCTACCACGCACCTGCCAAACAGTGTTTTTAGGGAGTTGAGTGAAATAGGGAAGAGAGGAATCGAACCTCTATTGTTTACCACTTGGAAACTGATTTACAGTCAGCCGCAACACCGCCAATCGTTGCCGCTTCCCCAAAATGCGCGGACACCTCACTCCATATCTCTGTACGCGACCGCGCTACGCATACAGTATCAGATCAGCTCGGCACCATCGGAACGGAAGGATTCGAACCTTCAATCCGGCTCTCGTTGTTGTTTTCCGTGTACACGCCACTTTTACCAATTAAGCTACGTTCCGAAACCGCCATCAGACGGTTAGCAATAATGTTTATCGTGCCATGCGTTGCACTAGGCATACAAAATGCCGATTACAGCCAAACCATAGAGCGCATGCAAGCAAACAGCATAATTTGACCGCTTAGACAGGCAAGGATTCGAACCTTGCATTATCGGCTTCAGAAAAGGTGTGGTTGCTGACTACGGATGATCGCCCGTCTGCCACTTGGCAACACTCTTACCGATAGGTTTCTTTACCTGCAATACCCATTCTGCCACTGCCTAACTATATGGGGGAATTATATCTTTGACAGCTCAGGCACCGTGGGATAGGCACCCGAACTATCAAGTCTGACTGCTATATGGATTGCTTGTCAGTAAATTACGGAACGATCATCATTCATCACCATATAGTCTTACGCCTAATGCCGCGCTCCGCGGCAAATACCACCGGACGGTCTCGCACCGCCCTTAACAGAATCGTCCTAGTGGCGAAAGGATGTGTCATGAAAAACACCAAGAAGGAGAATTTACGGAATGGATCGTTAAACCCATTCCTCCATCGGAACGGCAGGAATCGGACCTGCGACCGCTCGGATATAAGCCGAGTGCTCTGCCAACTGAGCTACGTTCCGCTACGGCATATTAAAATGCCGCAATGTAGGATTTTTATCTTGTAAGCAACTCTTACAAGTTGCCAGTAATTTAAAATTTTGTTTAGCTATACTGGATGCTCCGATTTCTCACTCTGGTGCTCTGCGTCGCTATCCAGATTGAGTAAATCTCCGGTGCTGTCCGGTTCCTTTGATTTTGTTATATGTATTCTTTCCTCTGCACAAATGATAGGCAGCTGAAAGCAAATACCAAATATTGGACTATAAAACATTCTGTTACCTCCACATCAGAAACATGTTCAGCAACAGTAACATCACAAGTACCCATAATGCAATTGCTGTTTCTTTGTCTTTGGATTCTCTGCCAGATACAAATAGTATCAGCATAAAAATAACATCCAGCGTCGATATAATCGTTTTAATAATTACCATGGTTGTTTTCCTCTCACAAGTTTCTTTAGCAGGATTCGAACCTGCGAATACTGGAATCAAAATCCAGTGCCTTACCGCTTGGCGATAGCGCTATATTAACACTACTTTTCCGGCATGTAATAGACCATGTTATCAAATACAGTTATTCCCATACAAGGATCATTCATCTCAACGCATCTGATCGATATGTTTTTAGATACTGCAAACATTTCAGCCACCTGTTGTTTATCCATGTTTGTGCTAATAACTTGAAAAGCCGAAAATGCCTTGTGCATATCAGAGAATACTTCTTTTTCTCTACCTAAATTTGCATACGTCCCAATGGTAAACGTTTTTCCATCAACCATAGCAGTTATCATTCCATGATTTGCTGTGAATACCGCTCGGTCAAAATCAAGCGAAACGTCTTTGCTTTGTGATACTACTCTCATACTTTTCCATCCAATCTCTTTTTGTTTTTGAGGATATTTAAAGGACTTAGTAGCGCTGATTTTCTCAACCTATCAAACCCCCTCCCCCTCCATGCAGAATCATGCTTTGAACATTGATAAATTGTTTGAATTGTTCGTTCAATTCCATTCGTATTTTACAACTATTCGCAAAACCCTTGTTTTGCGTAATGTATCAACGATTTAATGCGCCTTAAGGCCATTAAACACTGGGTTTTAAATTGTTTGAATTGTCTATTGCGTTTTTCTCGCTTTTTTCAACCAGAATTGTCGGAGTTGTTCGGCAATCCTATACAATTATTAGCCCCAAGATGTGGCAGTTCTTCGGCTGTCAGCGCTCTTGCTCTGGATCCCTGGTCTCTTACTCCAGGCATATTAAAGCCGCAATACTTGTTGAGTGATGGCATGTAGTTCATTGGGTTTCCTTTGCCGGAAACTTGTAAACCTACCAAACTTTCCTCACGCATTTCGTCAATCTTTTTGCAAATGTCGGAACCTGATGAGCCTAGCTGCACGCCGTTAACCCATCCATTTAACGTATCTCTATGTATTCCAGTAAAGAATGTGAACCCAACAATATTCACTACTTTCTCGTAGTCATTACACAGGTCTATATATATATCTAATACCTCGTTAACCTTATCTGTATCATAGGCATTATTAATATTATTATCATCCTTTAGGTACTTTGGATTAACTTTAAATACATTCTCATAGACATATTTACAACAGTTATACCATCTGTTCTGCGATACTTTGCATAAATCCTCTATATGTCTCTCTTCCATCCAGAGATTTATATACATGTCAATATCACTTTTAAAAACATCAACGGTATTATTATTTATTTCCTGCATTTCAACTGCTGACATGTTATATATCTCCTCTCTCCAGTACTGGAATACTTAAAATAAAAAATGCAACTGATACAATCAGATCATGATGATCTCGACTGTACCGGCTGCATGAAGTCCGTTTCTTTCGGGACCTCGACGGCTGCCGCCGCCCGTTGCCCGAATGCATTTTTAATTTAATAAAACAATATCATTCTATCATTTTCTTGTCAAGGTATATTTTAAAATTAAATTTTAAGCCTGTATATTATATATATTATTTATATAAATATACTGCCTTATTTATAATATATATTTTTAATATTACAAGAGAGAATATACTCTTTCTCTAACTCTAGTGTCTATATCTACGTTGCAAAAATGTTGCAATTTGTTGCAGAGGTGTTGCATTGCAACAAAACTAATACTATTCTATCATTTTACATTGTCCATAATAAAATTATCACTCTTGAAATTTTGTGAAAATTTAACAAAGATTTTCTACGTTTTAAACAAAAAAAGACAGCTATATTTCAAGCTGTCAAATTATCAATACTCATTTCAATTATTCAATTTCAAACCCTACCAGCTCCCACTGATCCGGTTCTCCGTCCTCATCGTAAGATACAGGATCGTTAATTTCTTTAACTCTAAAACTCGGTGTATCTTCATCCAGCGCCGCGCCTGTACTGTCACATTTCCATGCTTCCATCGTCTCGCCGTTGCTTGTGTCGTGATCTACTGCGATCATTCCTAACTCTTCAACCTTGAAAATTTCTACTGCAAAATGTCCTTCCATCTGTCCTAACTCTTTTAAAATCTTTAACATAGCTTTTTCCTCTTTTCTTTCTTCTCTGGATGTGCTATATTCAAATAGCATACATTTCACTTGGTATGGTTTTTGTGTGTCGGGCTGGATTTTCTCCAGCCCTTTCTTTTAATTGTCTTCAATTCCTTTTTGAGTATCATCGATCAGCTGATCGACCATCTTTTCCGCTTTTTCATAATCCTTAGATTTTAAAACTTCCTTTAAATCTTTCAGATCCTGTAAAAGCCTGCGCAAGTAACTTTTAAATACACTCATTTCTTCACTCATTTTTCTCCTTTCTGGCTTTCGCCTATTGCCTTTCGACAATATTATAATAACATTTTGTGCCTTATATGTCAATATATTTTTGTGCCTTATTTTAAAATTTTTTCATCATGTTCTAATTTTTCTATTACAGCAAGTTTGATAAAATCATTCACACTTTTATATCCGGCTTTTCGAATCCTTTCTTTTGTTCCAACTGCAAAACGGCAGTTGACCCGTTCGAATTTATCATCATATTTATATACTGCTTTTCTCTGTGCTTCTGTTGTTTTTCTATCCTCTTCCATTTATAATACTCCTTTCTTTCCTTAATTTGTTCTATTATAACATTTTGTGCCTTATATGTCAATTAAAACGATTTTCTTCATAATATATAGTTTCTATTTTTGTGCCTTATATATTTTTACCAATATACGCACAATTTTTGTGCCTTATATTTGTTTATTATGTCTATTGTTTTTGTGCCTTATATAATGTATTATAATCTCAACAGGAAAACAAAGAACAAAGCAGTAAAAATAAGAAAGCGAGGATTACAACATGAGAAAAACAGGGATGCTTTTTACATGGAGAACAACAAAAAACAGTGATGCAATCAACGAATTGAAAAAGAACAATATCTCATTTGAGTATAACCACTTCGGGGAACTTACAGCCGATTTTTACGGCATCGGGATTTTTGAAAAGGTCGATTTTGAACATATCCAAGGCGATGTGTTTGAAATCTGCATAGCATAGTCGAAACCGCCCGCGCGGCGGTCTGGTGTAGGGTTGCAACCTTGCCACTGATGAGACAAGCAAAAATATAAAATGAAAGGTGTTAAAAATGAAGATATTAGCAAATAAAAGCGGCTTTGTATTAGCTAATGATGAATACTATGGAGATTATTGCTTTGGTACAGAAAGAGAAATCAAAAACCTATCTATGCCTTGCAATCAGTATGGAACAAAGAAAGAAATAAAGGCAGAATTAGAGCGTTGGAAAAAAGAGGTTGATTTTGACAATCCAAGAATGCTTGAAGTTGAAGCCTTTTTTATATCTGTTTTAACACATTGCGAAAATTAGTCGAAACGGTGGAGATTCCCACCGTCTGCAGGAACTGCCCCACCTACACCGATGAGACAGGGCACACAATGAAAGGATGGTTAATCTTATGAAGTATTACAGAGCAGAGATCGAAGACGATAATTTCGAAATAATTTTAGCCGATAGCGAAGAGGATGCTATCAATCAGTATTTTGAGTTAGGAGAAAAACACGATTTATTTAATCTGATAGAGCTAAATGATGATTATAATGAGGTTCGCACAATTTTATAAATTAGGCAAGCGGCGGCGTTTACCGGGGTTCGATTCCCCGGCTTGCTTTTACCCAAAAATTTGAATATGGAGGAAAATTGAAGTATGAGAAAATTATTTTTATTAAAAAAAGGCAGAATAAACTTTTATGCATGCCTGTATGACTGTGGCATGTATACAATCGACCGAATTACAAAAGGATTCGGCGGAATTGTGACAACATTTGAAACACTGGAAGAGCTTGAAAAATATGCTGCTGAAAACGGATATAAAAAAGCATAATAACCGCCGCAGAGAATGCACGCCGGATCACTACCGGCGGCGGTTTTTACCCAAAAGGGATTTTATTTTAAGGAGGATTTATAAATGACACAATTAGAAAATTTGAAAAACCAGATCAAGGAATTAGAAAAATCATGTGATGAAGCGCGTGATAGAATTAAAAACGAGAACCTGCCGTTTTTAAACATTTATGAAAACAGAGCTGCATTTTTTATCAACAAAATAGAAATCCGAAACGTGACAAATCAGGGAATCCGGGTTTGTATTGTTTTTGAAGATGAAAAAGAGCTTGCAATCGCGATTAGTGATTATGCAGAGAATATAGCGTTTTAAGCCGGGATCGTCCCGGCTTTTTCCAGTGTCCGGATATATTGCAGCTTGACAAGATACACGCCCTGTCATATAATTCGCTTAAGTGAACACGTATAAGCCATTTTAAGGCTTGCGCAAGGCAATGCAGTGCTTTTATATATTTACAACACGAAACGTCTGTAAATCGTTTTTACGACGTTGCAAGCCTGTAAACGCTGTGTATCTTGCCGCGTTGACACTCCCCCAGATACACAGCCATGATGCATCCGGTAAATCACCGGGAAGCATCCGGGGCGCGTCTGGAGACATCACCGGCAGACCGCCGGGGTGTGAAAATTCTGATTTCTGATCTCAAAATCGAGCCATTTTCCAAGAAGAAAAAATTCAAAAGTTGAAAAATGAGATTTCAACTGTGAAAAGACAATATGCACAGTAAATTATTATGCGTCATTTCACAACTTGTGAAATTTGACTAATTCGCTCTCTTCTCTTTCTCTGGCTATCAGTCTGTTTCTGTTTTTTCTGTGATTTTGTTGTTCTTGTTCCCATTCGAAAATTCCTCATTCACTTTCTGGTTGCGTGATTTGTAATTTACAATCTTTACATCTGTGTTCAATTCATCCGGCATCTTCCCGACGATCAACACTGTATGTGGCTGCAACATGTCGATCATAACTTTGAATCCCTCGCAAAACTCTATCCGTGCCGCCTTTGCCCGCACTCTTCCATTTGTGCATACAGCAATCACACCGCCCTTACTGTACCCGGCAAAACAAAGATCATAATTGTCTTTGTCCGGGATACCTACGGACGGTATAACACGGATCCCGTTCAGAAACATGTAATGTGCAAGTGCATGGTTCCGGTACACGTTATACAGGTTCAATGCAAACGGCATACCACAATCGCCAGTAGCAATACTGAAATCCGGCATACAGACCGAGTGGAAACACTTCAAGTGTTCCAGGTATTTATCCGGGTTATTCCACAGTCTTTGAAACTTTGAATCGTCAATATAGAAATTCACATTCAATTTTCTATGCCCTTTTATCTTTTGTGAAAAGCTCTCTCCAAAATCTATGGAATCCTCTGGCAGATAATCCAAACTACATGCCGGGACAATCGGGATCTGATATTTTTCATCAAGCTCCGCTCCATAGATCATATATTCTTTCATAACATCAAAAGATGTATGACATCCATTGTACAATACTATCACCCCAAAAACATTTTACTATTTTTCTTCTTGACAAACAACTTCTTTTGTGAAAAGCAAAGAACGTGCGGCGTAATCACTTCTGCTTAGTTCATTTATCAGCTTTTCCCTTGTCATTTCCGGGTTTGTTCTGTGAATATACCGCAGCAATTCATCTATTTTGTCCACTATGCTGCCCTCCAATCAATGTTTGACATCAGATCATCCAAAAGATAGATCAAATCAGTACCGTACAGGCTGATCCAGTCCGCAAGATACTCTTCCTGCTCAATCGGCATATGAATGTTATAGGAAAAGCAAAAACAATGACAAAGTTCATGAGCCAGTATTTTGCGCAAATAGCCATTTTTCGGTTTATCTGAAACATATATAGCCCTGTTGTTCCAATCTGTCACAGCAAGGCTGATAGAGCCATCAGATCGCATCAGCTTACTGCTTGCACCGCGGACAAATTTTATTTCCCATTCAATACCATTTATCACAAACATATTTTACCTCCAAAAAAAGAAACCACCAGCCAAATATCAGCCAGTGATTTCTAAATTTAAAGTTATTCTTCTTGCTCTTCAATCAACAAATAATTAATGTACCTTGTTGCTGTTCCAGCAAGTTCTTTGCTGTAGTCTAGCAAGTCCATCTTGTACTCCGGTTTATGCCCATATGTGACTGTATAGAACTTTTCCACAAGTTCTAAGTTATGTAAGTCAGACAATTCCACAAGAATTTTGTGATATAAAAATTTCCTCGTCCATCCGAACCGGTCACAGATAATTTTGAGTTTCCAGTTATTTTTATTAAACCATTTACCACTCTCTATCTTTTTTACGATGCTCCAGTGTGAAAACGGGTCTTTATCCGGAATTTCAGCCTGCGGATTTTTCAGAGCCTGTTCCATGTCGTGGAAGCGATTGATGTATTGAGCTGTGAAAGCCGTTCCTTTTACTCCGGTCAACTTGTGGGCGATAAATTCGCAACCTTTCTTGGTAATGTCAAAACATAGGCGTTCTTTCCCTTGCTCGTCCTTATAGGTGTTTTCTCTGAAGAAATCAGCCACATCAATTTTGATTTTACCTGTAATATTGTTTTGTTCCATCTGTTTACAGTACCTTTTGATATCTCGTAACATGTTTGCGTGTGTCTTTTCGACCATTTCCGCAACTTCCATGCTGGTTAGAGTTTGCTCTAATTGTTTCATCTGAATATCGTTCATCAGCAAATCCCCCATTTCTGTTTAAATGAAAGTATCGTGCTCAAAATAAACTGTAAAAACTTCTCGTCCTGTATGCTCTGGATTTCCGTTATCAGCTGTTCTTTCATCTCGCACCGCCTTTCTTGTCGGATGCAAGGTTACTTGTAAAAATCCACACACATTTTAAAAAGTGTTCGCTGAGTACATTCAGATTTTTGGTAATTTCTTCAATATACATTTCTCTCATAGATTTTTCCTCCCTTTCAATTTTTTTATTGAAAAGAGATACTCTCTATGATAAAATATACCACAGAGAGTTATCTCGGTTGATAGAGTGTTGATTGACTTTTGCGGAGTGTCAACACTCTATTTTTTTAACGACCTTTGGTATTCACTTTCTATACCATTTCTAACAACATCAGATTTTGTGATATTTAACTGTTCAGAAGCAAATTCTAATTTTTGAACAGTTTCATCGTCAAGTCGAACTCTAAACATTGTGTCTTTGCTGTTGTCAGACTTTGGTCTACCTGTTCTTGGTGACATTTTGCACCTCCCCTCTTTCTGTCGCTACAACAAATATAATACTGTAGCAACAAAAAGTCAATACCTTTTTGAAAAATTTCCAAATCCACAAATCACTAGCTGATATTCAGTTGTCAATGTTCAAACAAACAGGGGCATTTCTGCCCCTGCCATTACATTTTGGAAACAAGCGTTGACAGCTTGCTTTTTGTCATTGTGCGCTCCTCCGGGGTCATGTCGGATATAAGCTCCGCCATATCCTCCGAAAGCTCTTTCATGTATCTTTCAAGATCATGCATCTTTGCGTCCTTGTCCTCCGGCGTATTGCCCTTGTGAAGCTCTTTGCTTTCCATGTAGCTTCTACGGCTCATGCCGCTTTTGCCCTCTCTGCGATCACGCATTCCACCATCTTGTGTCATTTTAGGCTCGGTATAATACATTCTGCCGGAAGAACGATCCATATCACGGTCGTGTTCCATTTCCCGGTACATTTCCGGTGTCATGTGCCAGTACGGAGGTTCGTCATATCCTCTCCGCGTTCCTCTTCCCTTTGGCGCAAATCTGCCGTCTGCATACCGGTAACGGTCATAATACCGTCTGCCGTCTCCGTAACGCTCAAACATTTCCATTGTTTCATCTGCACTGGATTCTTCCATTGCTTTCATCAATGTACGATAATACATTGCTTCTGCAAGGTCTTTCATCATATCTGTAACCTGTTCCATTTCACACGGGTCTATATTTTCAATTCCTTTGTCAATTTCGCATTTAGCACATTCAGACAGTTTTTCAATCATGTCGTGCATTCTCATAATATCCATAAAACCGCCCCCCCCCTATGCTTCCCGGACTGCAATTAAATTGCTGTTCTGAACTTCGATTGCCTGCGTAGACGTATTCTGTACCGCTACCGTAACACAACAACCGCGAGGAACGTCCACATATGCCTGCGCCGAAACGTTAAAGAAGTTTTCAACTGCCGCCGGTGTAACAATCATTCGAGTTGACTGCAACGGTTCTCCGTCAATTGCAATAGCCAGTGAAATAGCTTCAACTGTGCCACCGGTAGGAATTTGAATGTTCCCGGAATAAGATACCAAAAATCTTGCCCGGCACTGATTTGTAAGTCCTCTTAATTTAACAATGCCACTTCCCTGTCTATGAACAATGCATTTTGTTGCGCATACCGGAGTTTCTGTAAATGCTACATCTTCTCCCTGCGCGACAGTTTGAATTGCAATTCCTGTAAATTCTGCCATAATTATTTACCTCTCTTTCAAAAATAAGGGCAAACATTATAGTCTGCCCTTTGTGTTTATAAGCAATACTGCACAGCAGACATAATCGAGTTAAACTCAATTAAGATACTCAATTATTCAATTTTGTGTAGCAGCTACTTTTAGCAGCTACATCCTGTGTTGCATCCACAGCCATACGCATAAGCGTTAGGATTTGGAACAACATATGCCGGGATTGCAGCCGGATTTACAGCGTTGATGATCTGCTGTGTCTGCGCTGACATTGCGGTAGTGAGCAATGCAGACTGGCGATCCTGTGATGCGGCTCTTCTTAAGTCATTATTTTCTGCCTGTAAGGAAGAAATCTTTTCCTGACACAGGTAATCAAGGATTGCCCTTGTTCCTGCCTGCTGGCTGTCGATAATGTCTCTGGTGTTGCTGTTCATGGTGTTCTGTAATGCGCAAGTGTTCTGTGCCATATTGTAGTTCACACCCTGGATAGCTTCCCTGGTCTCGCAGCAGCAATTAGCCAACTGGGACTGTAAAGCATTCTGCGCCTGCATAAGTGTCACGTTTGTGGTATTAAATCCCTGCTGTGTCTGGTAGCCAAGGTTGCAGATTGCATTGTCTACACCATGGAAACCGTTCATAACGGTGGTATTCTGTGCGTAAAATCCATCACAGAGACCATTTGTGATACCATCTAACTTTCCGATGATAGCCTGCGTGTCAAAACCACGCTGAATTGCAGAGTCGGTGTATGCAGATGCTGTCGCTCCCATACCTCCGTTTCCTCCCCAGCCATTGCCGCCAAAGCCGCCCCAGCCAAAGATCATAGCGAAGATAATGATAGCCCACCAGCCATCGCCGCCCCACATACCATCATTGTTTCTTCCGTTTCCTGTCACTGCTGCAATATCAGCAAGACTAGGCATTGCATTTCCATTAAACATTTTGTTTACCTCCATCTGATCTATTTACAAATGGGATAACCGGTTATTTTGCGCGCACCCCAAAATGTACTAATGATTAAACATACTCATAACTTTCTGTTTCGCTTCATCTACCGTAATTCCTCTTTCTTTACAGAGATTCTCTGCCATTGTCTTAAGTCCACCTGTATCTCCGCTTTGATACATTTGCATGGCATTTTTTGCCATAGGATTGTTTTGAACCTGCGGAGAATTCATCATTTGATTTAACAATAATTGTGCCGGATTCATTCTGGATCACTCTCCTTTTTTACCTGTGAAGTTTTTCTTTGACTGCTTGGAATTTTATCTAATCGGTTTTCTATCTGTTCAATCTTCCCAAAAAGTTCATCAAACTTCTGCATAAATGCACCTGTGCACTCGTCTGATAGGTCAAATTTCAATTTTTCAGTATCATGCGATAAATTGCTAACAGTATCATGCGAAACTGGCTTAAAAACGATTGTGCGAATTGTGCCATCTGCGTTCCAACTTTTAGCGTATATTTCTGTCATATCCTGTTTTGGGAAAAATGCAACGCTGCCATCCATTGGCACATCATTGGCAGTGATGTTTTCTACCGCCGGAACTACTTTTCCATTTATGCCAAAAGTTTGAACCGGGATCTGCTGCTGAATTTGCTGCGGTGCCTGCATATAATTTTGTGTATTATCAATGCGTGGCTGATTCATATACGGATTGTATGCGTACTGCTGCCCGTATTGCTGCATCTGCTGATTATAAATCGGATTCTGGTATGCTCCGCTCATATTCATCCTGTTTGACCTCCTCTAAAACATCTTCTATTGCGTGTATGATAGACGACTGCGTTGACAAGTCCAAGGACTGTAACTCTTTTCTGGCAAAAATTTTTTCAAGAACTTCATCTGAAAACACCACCATCCCTCCCTTTGATTATATTTTTGCATAAAAAAAGGCGGCAAAACCGTCACGATTCCGACAGTTTGCCGTCAAAAAATACAACAAAAAAAGAACGCATTAAGCGTCCATACATCCGTTCGTGTTACCTTTAGTGTTACCTTTGATTTTGACCTTTAGAAAAGACACCATTCAAAAACTCCTTTCTTTCAGTAAAATCAAGGCTTCACAAGGTTTTCTTAAACAAAAATAAAGTAGCGGAAGGGAGATTCGAACTCGGTATCAATTCTCTCAAACCCGCATAAATACTGAATTTCTTTATCTCCAAAGGTGTTACCTCGTGTTACCTTTTACATTGATAATGCTTTTGCAATATATTCCTGCATTTCACTCTCTGTCTTGTTATTAAAATAGTAATGATCGAGAGTTGTTCTGATATCTGTATGCCCCATTTGTGTTTTTATTACCGATTCTGGAACATTTCCATCTATCAACTTTGTTGCATATGTCTTTCTTGCCTTGTGAATTGAACGTTCACCAATTCCTATTCTATCACATATCACATATAGCCGCCTTGTAAATGCCTGACCTTTTATTCGTTTACCGTTTTTCATAAAAATATATTGCCCAAATGGATTGAGCATTTTTATTTTTCTCATAAGTTCTTTGGTATCTGCGGTAATTATAACATCTCTAAACCCGGCATCACTTTTAGGAAAATTTTGAACATCAAATACATATTTGCCATTATCATCTCTATATCTTATTTCTGTCTTTGATATATGTATCTTATTTTCTCCGACATCAGACCATGAGAGGGTAGATATTTCCCCAACTCTCAATCCTGTTTTAAATGCCAAAATAATGCCAAGTTCTATCAATGTAGGCTCATTTTCCATTACAAATCGTTCAATTAAAAGTTCCTCATCCTTAGAAAATACCAATTCGCAGTCTGACTTATGGTTCTTTTTAAATGACTTTTCCGAAATTTCCAAATCACCCATAAAACTGGTTATGCTCAGGCTGGTATAATGTTTTTTCTTTGCATATTTGAAAATTCCGTTAATCAATATCCGCATATCAGAATAAGCTTTTTGCGTAAGTTCCAGTTTTGAAATAGCTGTTTTTATGAATGATTCCAATATTTCTTCATCAATGTACCGGATTTTTCTATTTGCAATCGGCAAATACTTATTTTCAAAAAATCTTTTAAAATTTGTCTCGTACTTGTCCTTTGTCTGTCTTGTTATTTCACCATATTCAAGTTTTTCAGAAATCCAATTAGAATATACCTGAATAACTGTAGGTTCATCCTCCTTAGCTTTATAGAACTTTACTATTTCATCTTCAATTGCTTTTTCAGATGTTCTCTTTACAAGTCTCTTTCCTCTCTTATTATCTTCATCTGGCAAATATGTGTAAAACTTTCCATCTTTTCCTTGCCAAATGCTGTAAGTGTGTTTTTCAATAAATTTTTTCCTTTCGTTCATTTCAATTTTTTTCTGAATGGTGTCTATGTTGATAATACCATTTTCGATGGCAATATTCAACAACTCACTATTTGAAAGATTTCCCGTTTAACTCACCTTCTAACTTTTTTACTTTCTGTTTAATATCAAAAATTCTTCTTTCCACTGTTCTTGTTGATACGCATAGTCTCATGGCTATTTCTTTTGAAATAAGTCCACGGGCAAGAAGATAAAATATTTCTTCTTCCTGCTCCGTGAAATTGGCGTTTTCAATAATTGTTTCAAGCTCTGGCTTAGTCAGTTTTGAAAACTTCATAAGCCATTCTCCTCTTATATTTTTTATTCCTCTCCCCGCCAGATCTTCGGTGTACCATCTGCATTGAGCATAACGGTAAGACCGCCGCCCGTACTTATTGTGATATATAAATACATCACTCCTGTGTCATTATCTGCATAAATAAGATATTCTTGTCCACTTTCCACCAGTACCATTGTGTTTTCCTGTCCCGCACTGACATTTGCTGTATCACTGCATCCGGCAATCAGGAGTGTTGCGGTTATGATGGCTGTTATAAGTTTCTTTCGCACTGCATTAGTACTCCGTATTTTCCTCATATTCCTCTTTGCTGATGGTCCTGATGCATTCCTCACTCACGCCTAAACTTTTCGCCATGTTTGCAATGGCTCTTTTCACATAGTCGTATGCACTTTCTTCAAAAATCCTTGGCTTTTCTTCTGTGACTGTAAAACCTATATTCTGCTCTGTATATCCAACGGAACCCTCTCCGCCAAACATTTCTGAAACCTTAATTTCAAAGTATAATGATATTCTGATTTTCATTTCATTCATTGTTTTTCCTCTCTTTCTCAAAGTTCATCGATCATCTTTGAGTACTCGTTATACTGTTCTTCCGTCACATCTGCGACATTGTTCAGGAAAAAATATAAATATCCTTTTGAGTACTCGGCTGACCATAATTTTAATTTGATTTTCTTTTTAGCAATTTCATAATAGAGACCGAAATCCATTATTATATTTTTCATGAGATGACCATTCCTCTCTTCTTGGTTTTGTTATCTGGTTCTAAAATAAACTCATCTGGTTCTCGTCGTACTGGTAAATGCGTCCAGTCATGATCCTCCCTAACTGACGCAATCTCTCCACCCGTGGTTTCTGCTTAAGATTTGCCATATAATTATTATCCACTTCCGGCGGTATGGATAAATAACATTCCTCCGGTAATGGCAACTGATTTTCTGTGCAGGCCTCATGGATCTTTGACTGATAATAAATGATATAATTCCGTGTCAGATTCATGTTGCAGCCATCCGACCAGAACGGATCATTACACCCGTTCTGATTGATAACTTTCCAGTGTTCTATTTCTCTGCGGATGCACTGGCAGTACTCTTTCACTTTATCTTCTGCTGTCTGGATCATGGCAGCACCTCCAAATCTTCCAATGGAACATAATGTTTTAAATTGTTCGCATAATAAACAACAGCACATTTTACCGTTTCTTTTGCTCTTTTCGATACATAAAACGCTTCTGGAATGACTCCGATACCTACATCACATTCATCTTCATAAATCGCATCAAGATAGCCTTTGATGACAATATCCTTATATCCAACAATTACACCTGTGAAATCCTTATCAACGTGTTTGAAATAGGTTTTTTCGATATACTCAACGTTCTTTTCGACAGTGCCATCATTGTTTCCATCTGCCAGATTATTGTCCATTGCATCAGCAGTTAATGTTTCCCTGTCGAGATACAGCCATCTTCCGTCTTTAAATGGCTTATAAAAGCCTTTGCATTTTACTTTTTCAAATAATTTCATGGCAATACCTCCGAAAAATTTAAGGTTTACGCAAACCGGAGCTGTCCGGTCTGCTCTGCTTCTATCTGCATATTTGGCATCCGCTCTGCAACACACAATTCTGGCAAATTTGCTCTGACCAGTGCCGCAGGTATCGGTGGGCATACTGCATTGCCACATCTGCGCACCTGTTCACTTCTCGGATATGTCTTGCCGGTGTAATCATGGTCGATTATGTAATCATCAGGGAATCCTTGACATCCATATAACTCCCTTGGCTCCAGCATCCGCAGTCCGATATCCACGATCTGATAATCGACACCCTCTATCGTAACCAATCCGAATCTATCCCTGGCTGTCACAGTATCAAGCGGCTGTTCTATATCCTGCCCTGTTCCCTGTCCATAGTATTTAATCAGAAACGCTCTGACCTCTCCAAAGTGTCCGTCACCAGCCGTGATCGTTGGTAATGGCTGTCTGATATCTTTTCCGTCACAATGATTGTTCATCTGAATCAGATTTGCAGTAACAACGCTGTTATGATCCCATGCGGTCACTGTCGGAAGCGGATTTTCTACTGTTTCCCCAGCACCCTTATATCCTCCGTCATAGTACTTATGCAGGAATGATGTGACCAGTCCATATCTATTTGAGCTGTCAACTGTCATGATCGGATCTTCTATAGTCTGTCCTCTTACTCCATCTTTTGAAGTTTCAGAATGGTACTGAATCAATGTAGGACTGATAAGGCAATGCTCGTTTTTGCTCACAATCGTTGTAAGCGGCTCTCTAACATCCTTGCTTCGGTCTTTTGTAAATCCAGTCTGCCCGATCTGCACCATATATGGCTCTACAATCCCATATCCGTGCTTTCCGGTGATAGTCGGCATCGGCTCTCGGATGTCGTTCGGTCTACGCTCACCGCCATGATTACACTGAATGATAAATGGTTCTGGATTATCAAGAACGAACTTTTTCAGTCCTCTTGCAATCCGGTCCATTGTTTTCTTTGCCAGCGGACGAACCGCCCGGATGCCGTACTTTTCTTTTATTTCTTCCGATGTGTCAAAAATGCTCGGACATGGCCGGCTGAAATCAATCTGTGTGTATGCTCCAACATATGGCTTTAACAGTCCAGCTTTTACTGCTTCGCTGTCTGCCTGTCCGTGTGTTGGCTCTGGCCATACAATCGGCTTGCCATCACACCGGGCAATCATGAAAAATCTCTTTCGCATGGTAGGTGCTCCATAATCGGCAGCAATCAGCTCCCGGAATTGCACTTCGTATCCTAAATCCGTGAGCTGCTGAACGAATTTCTGAAATGTTTCGCCCTGCTTTGCCTTAATCGGATGGTGTCGCCGCCCAAGTGGTCCCCAGGTTTTAAATTCTTCCACATTTTCAAGCATGATGACTCTCGGTCGGACAAGTCCCGCCCACCTGCAGGCTACCCATGCAAGACCTCTGATATTTTTATCCTTTGGCTTTCCACCTTTTGCTTTACTGAAATGCTTACAGTCCGGTGAGAACCAGGCAAGTCCGACAGGATGCCCATTGCATGCCTTTACTGGATCAACAGACCAAACATTTTCGCAATAATGCTTCGTGTTCGGGTGGTTCGCCTTATGCATCTTTATAGCTTCCGGATCATGGTTGATGGCTATATCTACACTATAGCCTGTTGCCAACTCAATTCCAGTGGATGCACCGCCACCGCCGGCGAAGTTGTCAACTATCAATTCTCCGTTAATCATGGCATCACCTCCGGCATAAAATCAGATAATCGCATTTGTGCCATTTCTGCATCTAATCTCTTTTTGGACAAATCATAATAATGCTTGTCCAGTTCAAAGCCAACATATGGATGGTTGGTTCTGTAGCAGGCTATCAAACTACTAGCACTTCCTACATGTGTGTCAAGGATAATGTCTCCGGGCTTTGCATAGCTATTCAGAAGCCATTCATATAGTGCCACTGGTTTTTGTGTAGGATGAATACGGTTTTCTTTGTGTTTCATATTTTGCTGAAGCATTCCGTGCCACCTATATTTAATCTTCCTTACTGCAGTACTGAACGAAGTCCATGCAAGTTCACAATCAGCAAAATCATTATTTCCATTATCTTTATCCCAAACAATCCAACAACTACTATTAAACGGCATTTTGCTTATAAAATGATTTGCTCCCCAAATAATCTGATTTTTTGACACTCTAAACAGTTCATTGAAATATTTTTCGTTTGGTGGTTTTATATCCATTCCGCTAAAACTCTTGTAATCTTTTGCTTTTGCTAGGTTACTTCTTGTATGGTTTTTATCTCCATTTTCTCCAATCCCATACGGTGGATCTACAATCGCAAGGTCAAAGTAACCATCCGGGAACTCTTTCATCCCATCCATACAATCCATGTTGTAATATCCAAAATCCATTACGGCATCACCTCCGGAAAATCCTCGATTTGCATCTGTCCTTCCAGATCATCCGCAGACTTTTCATCCTCTTCGCAAGCGGATATCATTTCTGCATCCATATCCGATTCTTTTCCAATGTCAATAAGGATCAAAGGCTGCCCTTGGTCTGTCACCCATATTACATTTTCCAACTTGTACAGTTTTCTTTTTCTTGGATTCGCGCAGATAATACTCACCGGTGCATCATCCGGAAAGCTGTTTACATATTCTTTTAATTCACTATTCTTCATTTTCTTTTGAAAGGAACCCGGCGCGCCTTTTATCCGGATAGGTTCCGGCTCCTTTCTTATATTCCGTGCACACATCTACAATAGTGCACTTTAAATTTAATTATGTTGTGTTTTATGCAATAAATTCATCGTTTTATTGCTTTTAAATCATCCAATCTGATGGCAAACATCTCACTCCTTTCAATTTATTTTAAAATTTCATCTAAGCAGGCATTCCAACCCACCCGACGTATTGATGTGCCGAGATCTTCATAACCAGATTTCAACTCTGGTATCTTCTCTGGCAACTCCCGGAGCGGGCAAGATTCGGGTCTACATTCTATATAATCTGTTACGTCCTCTCCCATTCCCGGTACTCCACAATACAATGTTTTTTCTCCGTATCTTGGCGGTTGCTCATCATCTACAAAATCACACATATCACATGATTCCGGCATATCCATAACTAATGCTGCTTTTGACATATCAGTGCACCTCTTCTCTACGGTTCTAATCCGTCTTATTACTTCGATAAAACTTGTCAGTCGCATCAAACATTGCATTTCTAGCATCTTCAAAACCTTTTACATATGCTCTCATTTCTGTGAGGTTCATTGCTTCATCCGGTTGTATCATTGTTTCGTCAAAACTATTTAAAATTGCTTCTTTATCTTCTCTTGTCACTTTACTCCACCGC